CAAAAAGAAATTGATGCCAGACAAGAAGAGGCTAGTTATAGAATATTTGTAGGAAAACGAACTATAGAACAAAATCTAGCAGATAACAAATTACTTGAAGTAACTAAATTTGCATTTGGACCAATCACTGAAAAAGGTATTAGAGATTTAATGGTTGGTCTTAAACAAGGAGTCATTGCAACATCAGATGAGGCTGATGTTGTCAGACAACACTATGGTAGACTTGGCATAGATATTCTAGCAGATTTACAAAAACATATTAATTCCCCATTGGGTCAAGTTAATAATGTAGTAGATACCATGAAAAGAACCAATGTAAAAAATGTACAGGTTATAGGGAATCAAGCAATGATGGCCGGTGATACACTAGATAGTAAAGTTGCAGTTGAACTACGTAAAGGTGCTCAATTTGCCAAATTAAATCAAAAAGATATAGAAGATATGATTCAGGCGGGTAAAACTAAACCACCAACCACAACAGATGAAGCTTTAGCTAGAGCTAGAATTGACATGGGTGACAACAATTTGACAATTCAAAGATTGTCAATGAGTATTCCATTGGTTACTAAATCAATGAGATTAATATCTAAGGCAATGAATTCATTAATCAAAGGGGTTTTTAATCAAGTTGGAAAAAATATACCTGAACTTTTAATTGTAATGGAAGATCAAGATAATGTACGAGACAAAATAACAGATTCAATTACCGAGTTGGCTGAATATAATAAAAGACAAATTAAAGCTCAAGAAAAAATAAATGCTAGAAAAGCAGCTGGAAAAAGCGGTTATTTTGTAGACAAATCTGATAAAAAAGAAATAGAAGATACTAAAAATTTAATTATATTAGAAAATATTAATCTTAGAAATTTGGAAAAAAGAGAAAAAGAACTTGCTGCAAAAAAATTAGAACTTGAAATACTAAAAGGATATAAAACCGAGGCGGAAAGATCGCGACCTAATTCATCATCCTCATCTCAATCTGGCGGATCACCGTCATTTAAGGGTCCTCAAAAAGAATTTTTTCAAAATATATATACTGCAATATATTCAGAAGCAAAAAAAGCTGGAGTTCCAAATCCTGAAGCTATTGCAATGTTGGGAGCAACACAATCAGCTTTAGAAACAGGATATGGTAAGAGTTTAGGTGGTGGAAATAACTATTTTGGTATAAAAGATTTTAGTGGAAAAAGAAAGAATTCTCAATCTACTCAAGAATTTATTAATGGTAAAATGGTAACTATAAACCAGCCATTTATGACTTATAGTAATATGAATGAATCTGCAGCAGATTATGTAAGATTACTTACTTCAAACTCCAGATATAAAGATGTGGTGGCGGCAAAAACTGCATCAGAGGCTATAGCTGCTCAGGGTAAATCTGGATATGCAACTGATCCAGATTATGCTAAAAAATTAAGTTCAATATATTCTAGCGCAATTTCAAAAGAAAACGAAAATAATCAGAATGGTCAGGCTGCCAACTCAAAAGACTATCAAGGATTGAATATAGGTGGTAAATATCCAGGAGAAGCAATTGCCGGTGGATCAGCGAGTAACAACATAATTGCTCTTGCCAGAAAATTTCAAAATATGTATCCTGGTGGAACATTTAGCGCATTCAATGATACAATGAAACGAGGCACTACAGCACATAAAGATGGATTGGCATTTGATTACACCTTACAGGGAGTACCAAGAGGAGGAAAAATATCAAAAGCAATGAGTAAAGAAATAACTGATTTCTTAAAAAATTCAGGTGCTTCAAAAGCAATAGATGAATATAATGACCCATCTAGCCAAGCGACTGGCGGTCACATACATGCAGAAGTAACCGCCAGAACTGGTGGTATATTTGATGGTCCAAGTACTGGGTATCTAATTGAATTACATGGTCGTGAACGAATGATGATTATACCTGATAATGATGGTAATAGTAATATGTTTTATGGTAAAAAACAAAAACAATCTGACAAATTATTAGCTAATTTAATTAGTATGATTGACTCAAACGTTGATGAAATGATAAATTTAATGAATGATAAAATATCATTACAAGAAAGAATGAAATCCTCTTAATCTTTATGAGAAAATAATATGTCCACAATTGACAATTTTAATTCAGAATTAGAACAAACTATTAGTGAGTTATCTAGTTTTAATAAAATTTTATTAAAAAATTCTAACACCAATCTGATTTTAACATCAAATGCTGCAAAAGTTGCAGCGGAAGAAGAAGAATCGGCCGAAATGCTTAAAAAACTTAAGGGAGTTACCAAAAACGCAACTGCTCAGTTTGGGACATTCACTAAAAGTTTATTGAATAGCGGCTCAAGCTTTGAACCATTAGCGGCAATTGTAGAGTTAGTTTCTAGCACTATGGGAAATTTTTTGGGAATATTTGGTCCAATTGGAGCATTTTTTGGAGCAGCTTCCGAAGCAACTGGCGCTGTTGCGGCTCATTTGATCAGATCAATGGATAAAGCATATGCTTCATTTGAAAAAATGAGTCAGAATGGAGTTGTTTCTAGTTTTACTGATATGCAAAAAGCTGGAGTTTCATTAGGAATGAGTATTTCAGAAATGGAAACATTGTTCACTAAAAGTTCAAAAGATATCGCTTTACTTGGAGGTTCAGCTGCGGGCGGTAGAGCTAAGCTTGAAGACTTAGGAATTCATAGTAGAGAAACAAGAAAACGAATGCAAAGATTAGGAATTAGTGCAACTGATTTTACAGAATTTCAAATTAGTGCACTAAATCAAAGACAAAGATATCAGGGCACTCAAATTAAAATTGACGATGATGCTGTAAAAATAACTGAAAATTATGCATTAGAGCTAAAAACATTAGCAGATTTAACTGGAATGTCTATCAGACAACATGATGAATATAATAAAAAATTAATGGATAGTGCTGAATATGTATTTGGTATACAAGGAAGAACAGATTTATCTGAACCAGTTAAAAAGTCAGTAACAAATTTCTTACATATTTTAAATGCATCTAGTCCAGAACTAGCAAAAATGACTTTAGGAGGATTGTCTAATTTTGGAATAGGAAGAACTCAAGCTGAAAAGGATTTTTTTAGTCAGATGGCAGCAGCAGGAACCGATATGATGAATCTTACAAAAGATTTAACATCTGGAAAAATAGACGAGTTTCAGGCAGTTCAAAAAACGATTGACACGTATAAAAGAATGGTATCTTATGCAGAAAAAACAGTCGGCGTAATAAATTCAGATAATCCATTATATGCAGTATACACTCAAATGCAAAAATTCATCACTGAAAAAGATGGATTAACTAAACAACAATATGAGGAACAATTAGATAAAAATAAAAAGATTGCAGCAGAATCTACTGGTTTAAATACTGAAATCGCAGATACTAAAACATACATGAGAGATACTAGTATTAGAATGGAACAATTAGCTACTAGTAGTGAAACCGTTGCAACATTGATGAATGTTATGAGCGATACAATGAAAGATTTTATGGATGAATTAGCTAAGATGGTTGGAAAAGGAGGACCAAAATCTTTGGAAATTCAGCGAGAATTAAACAGTGTTCAAAAAGAAATTAGAAATTTAAAACCACCAACAGAAAAAGATATATTAGAATCTTTGATTACTAATATGGGCACTTCAGTTGATGATGAATCAAAAAAACTTTTAAAAAAGTATGACGAAAAATTAGCAGAATTGAAAAAACAAGAACATAATTTAAAAATAAAAAATTATGCCAATGAAATAGAAGAAAAAAGAAAAAATATAAATGATTTTGATGAAACAACTAGATTACAGATAGAAGAATATCAAAAAAATAATCCAACTCAACCAAAAACTTCATCAACAACTCAAATAACTCCATCTACTGCAGTAGCTTCGACAGTAACATCACCTGCAGCTCCAACAGCAGCATCGGCAGTAACATCATCTGCGACAAACTCCAGTGCATCTACTGGCTCAACAAGTAAACCAACTGTTGCGGCAACATCTGTTGCTCCAAAAAATAATTTACCGCAATCTCCCTCAGCCACACCTCAGTCTGAATTAATATCTGATACTGGTTTTGCAGCTAACACCGGTGGAATTGTACAAAATACAAATGAATCCGATCAATCTGACAAAGGAACAAATGTTTCTCAAAGATCATTACCAGGATCATTGAATATTGCAACTCAAGATAATAAACATATAGAAAATATGTCTATGAATCTTAATGATAAATTTGCTCTTTTAATTGATTTACTAGAATCAAGTAACTCAATGACTAAAAAGAAAATGCAAGCAACAATGGCTTAATTGATAAATACTAGACATTGAAGATGAGATATGTCATACAAGAAAAAATTTACTAATAAACACGGATCACTAAGTCCAATTTCAGGAGCCAACAGTAACGAAGGTTCTTGGAATGGCGGAGCTGGTATGAATCAATCACCAACAGGTGGTTGGGATAATAATTTTGCCTTTAGAAACTATCAAAGTCGTTTACCAGAAGTATATACTGGTCATCCAAATCGTATTGAACGATATAATCAATATGAAATGATGGATTGTGATCCAGAAATCAATGGATGTTTAGATATTTTAAGTGAATTTTCTACACAGTTAAATGAACATAACAAAACTCCATTTGATATACACTTTAATGGTGAACCAACACAAACTGAAGTAGAGTTGATTGGTAAACAATTACAACAATGGTGTAAATTAAATGAAATGGATGTCAGAGCATTCAAAATATTTAGAAACACTGTAAAATATGGTGATCAAGTATTTCTACGTGATCCAGAAACATTCAAATTGTTTTGGGTTGATCCAACTAAAGTAGTTAAAGTTATTGTAAACGAAAGTGCAGGTAAATTACCAGAACAATATGTAGTTAAAGATATCAATCCAAACTTACAAAATCTAACGGTAGCAGAAAAGACCAGTACAGATTTTCAAGCACAACCACCAACTGCTGGATATAGTGCACCATATTCATATACTGTACCAAATGAACCATATGGTACAACAGGTACACGTTTTAGTTTAGGTGTTAATGAAATGGCAATTGATGCCAAACATGTTGTACACTTATCATTGACAGAAGGTCTAGATCGCTATTGGCCATTTGGTCAAAGTGTATTAGAAAATATTTTCAAAGTTTATAAACAAAAAGAATTGTTAGAAGATGCGGTTCTGATCTATCGTGTTCAACGAGCACCAGAACGTAGAATTTTTAAGATTGACGTTGGTAATATGCCAAGTAATATGGCTATGGCATTTGTCAATCGTATTAAAGATGAAATTCATCAACGTAGAATTCCAAGTATTCAAGGTGGTCAAAGTATTGTTGATGCTACTTACAATCCATTGTCAACAAATGAAGATTATTTCTTCCCAGTAACAGCCGATGGTCGTGGATCTAGTGTAGAACTTATGCCCGGTGGACAAAACTTGGGTGAGATTGATGACTTACGTTACTTCAATAATAGATTGGCACGTGGTTTACGTGTTCCAAGTAGCTACTTGCCAACTGGTCCAGAAGATAATCCAACACCATTAAGTGATGGTCGTGTTGGTACCGCTATGATTCAAGAGTTTAGATTCAATAAGTATTGTGAGCGATTACAAGGTTATATGAGCAAAAAACTCAATGAAGAGTTTAAATTGTTTATGCGTTGGAGAGGATTTAATATTGATAGTGGATTGTTTGACATTCACTTTACTCCACCACAAAACTTTGCTAGTTATCGTCAATCAGAATTGGATACATCTAGAGTTCAGACATTTACTACTATGGCAGCTTTACCATATATGAGTATTAGATTTGCCATGGAAAGATTCTTGGGATTAAGTCAAGAAGAAATCAAAGAAAATCAGAAATTATGGAAAGAAGAGAAATCTGAGCCAGAAGATCAAGAAGCTAAAGGTTCTGATTTACGTAGTGTTGGTATTAGTACTGGTGATATTGATAGTGATTTGGAAACTGCCGACAATATTGAAAGTGATAGTGAAGGAGAAGAAGGTATAGCTCCAGAAGTTACTGCTCCAGTTGGTGCTAATGATCAAACTGCCAGTCCAGGTGCATTGGCAACTCCCCCTCCGGTATAATTTAAATTAATATCCAACCTTTTACGGATTTTGCTTCGTTTTTTATTAATTTGCAAATGTTTGGTCTATCGTTATCTGATAAAATTATTTTACAGAAATCATGACATGTGTATGTCACGACTTCATTTGTAATTTTGTGTTTAAAAGTAAATAGAGTAGAATTATAAGCTGGATTTTTACTTCCTCTTTGTCTATCTTTTTGATCTTCTCTTTTCATTGGATTATTTTCTGATATTTTTTGTCTAATTTCTTTTCTCTTTGCAAAATTATTATTCCCACTCATTCTGTCACGTAAATTTTTTGTTTGTTCTGAAGTTCTATTTCTAGATGGATGATTATTTCCAAGATTTATTAAACTTTTAGAAATTTTATTTTTTACTTCTTGTTTTTTACATGAACTATATTTTCCAGACGCTCCACCGTCTCCTTCTTCCGGTTTTAAATTGGCCCATGTTTTTTTGTTATATGAATCTACATCATCAACAATGTTCCATAATTTACTATAATACATTCCCCATTCTTTGAGTTCTTGTTTTGTTAAACATTCTTTAATTACTATAGTAGAATGAGAATTGCCATGTTCTCTAAGATGTCGTTTCCAATATGTTCCTGATCCTTTATATTTAAATGGATCTCTTATTGTCTGACATAAGTATTTTAAACCGGTTTTATTGTGAGTTTTGACTACTAGATAAATAATCATGCTGATTGCTCCTAATAAGCATTAGAGTAGTTGGGTCTGATCACCGCGAACTACAATAGTATTTATCAAATTTGATAAATAACATAAAGGACTTTAATTAACATGATGCTATTTGAATTTTACTCACATGCACCTCAAGGATATCAAGATGTTGAAGATGATAAATCTCAACCAGAATGGGGTGAGTCACGCAAAACCAAATTAACACTTGGTATGATATCCAAGATTCGTAAAATGAACGAAGTTCAAAGTTATGAACGAGCGATTGATTTAAAAAACATCAGAAAACAATATGGTGCCCCACCAGCCGAGAGCGGCGGTTTGTAAATTTATACTATATATTTAAAAAACCCATAAAATGCGTACATATTACGCTATTTTTTTGGCTATTCGCTAAATATTAATACAAAGCCATTTACATAAGGAGATTTTAAATGTCTACAGCAAAATTTGAAAAACTTATTGATCTTATTATCAATGAAGACAATGAAAGAGCAGAACAATTATTTCATGAGATTGTAGTTGAAAAATCTCGTGATATTTATGAATCATTAATTAGTGAAGATGAA